CAACAGACATTTTTTACTAATACAACTGATACACTCAGTCTACAGTCATTCAATCTCGTAACTGAAGAAATCACTGTCAGCCCAGAAGAAAGGAATTATTTAGTGAGTGAAAATCAAACACTCGTCACAGACCTCGTCAGAAAACATCCCGTAATTGTGAGCGAACTTGGTATAGATAGAATCATAAACAATCTTGTACCAAACATCCCCGTCAAGTGTATTCACTGGTTTTTGAGAAATACAAATTTTGAAGTTGAAGGTGATGCTATTGGATCTTCAGATGTAAATGAAGAAAGGCTTTACCAAAACCGTTTCAACTTTTCATCGAGTGCGACGTTTGACGAAATACAAACATTTTTCAATCCCATCATGGAGACTGCGAGTATTTACATTAACGGTAACAAGTTGCCGAATGTTACAAAGACGGATCACAACTATTATAAATACCTCATACCATTAGAAACACGTCTGGCGAGACCATTTAGAAATGTATATACATATAGCTTCTCGATGAATCCGATAAATGTGGAACCATCGGGGAGCTTAGATTTCAGTCAAATACAATCAGATAAAACGAATATAGATGTGAAATTGGATACAACGAAAGTGGATGTGTCTTCTAATACGTACTCTCTGAACCTGTACTATACAGGATACCAAACGTTTGTGTTTGATAGGGGTTTTATGTCACTCGCTTACTAAACAATGACGACTTATTGTCGCTGATATAATCTACGATGTTGTTCTTGATACACCATTTGATGAAATTCAACTGTGCCAGGGTTGTATGAATTTCATGAGATGTTCCGGGCACTGTGTATGCAAACTTCTCGGCTCGACAAAAGGGATCGAAAAGTTTCTTACTGTACCCATCCAGACTTGACTTGTACGCACAGTGAACGGTAAAGATTTTTCCATCATTTGTTTTGAATGTTGTGTGGTTCTTCTTTGCATAGGTGGTGATAAACCATTCGATATTCCGGAGTGAAATACCACCAGATTTACCCAAAATATCAATTAATTTTGTTCTGTGTCCCTCTTCGGTGTAAAAATTGTTTATAGATGTTAGTAGGATTCCAGTTTTGCTCATTATTAAACAAAGTACTCAAATCTATAAGCCCTCTTTTCACATGCTGGACAACCGGGAACATTTCTTAGGTCGGGGTCGTTATGGTTATGCTCAATACCAGATCTTCTTACTATCTGTGGGTACGGTAATACTTCACCCTGCTCTTTATGAACATTGCAATACTTACTATCTTCATCAACAACCTTATATGTACATCGCGTCAAATCATTCATGATCCCTCTACAAATACCGGGAGCACATGTATCTGGAATACTGCGCGTAAGAGACTCTAAAGAAATTTGATGCTTCTTCGAGATGTTGACGTTGTGTTTATTAATCTCTATGACCAGAGACCTTTCACGCTCTTCATTTACAAGTTGAAGCAGTTTGGAGTCGAAACTCATCTCTTAATGCTATCTTGTTCGTATTGTTTAAATATATTTTGGAGAGATTGTGACCGAGCCTCTTTAATCCTTCCCTTGAGATCCGATACGTTCCCTGATTCATCTAAACCCCTCTTTTTACACTCCTCGATGAGTTGATCCCTTTTCATGGTGCTGATGGCGGGTCCCAGTTTCTTTTTTTTGGGTTTATAGTGCTCAATAATCTCACCGAAGATCTCCTGTTTGGTATTTTCGAATAACGGATCTAAAAGATCACACACAGGATTGAGAAACTTGTTTTCAAAGTAGTACTGATAATCCACAGGGATGTTGTGCTCCTCAACATACTTGGGGTCTTCGGACTTTTCAAATGCTTTCGCATTTGGATCATCCGTCTTTGTCAGTAAGTAAGGGACACGATCACCAGATTGGGGTTCTGATCCAGGTTTTCGTTCCCTCATCTTAACGACGACCTGAACATGTGATTGGTTTATATTCACACTCTCCGGGCTTGTAATCGATACTGGATCTCCCTTAATTTTATAGGTATCTGAAAGCGATTGACTCAAAATCAGCTTTTCATTTGGTATTTCACCAGAGAGGAGTTCGTTCGCCCTCTTTTTGGCCAACTCCTTGGGTGGTCCGGGATCACTCGATGTGAGAACAACATCGAGAAGCTCTTTGCACACCTCCCGTACATGGGGTGTGTTATCTCGGCGGACGACCTGAAGACCCTTGATGTCAATGTAGTCCATGTGCATCTGGTCATCCTTCCCTTTGGTCCAAAGTTTGGCGGCGTACCGTTTTTTAGAGTAAAGGAAGTAAGGCCAGTAGACCTTCTCCAGCTCAAGGTTGTTGGGTTTCTTGAAGAGGGCACTACATTCTTCCGCCGCTCTCTCACCCACCTCCCAACTGTACCTAACAGCATCCTCACCCGTACGCCCCCCAACATCGAACTCAACCATCACTGAATCGGTGTCCCCATACCTAACCTTTGCACCCGGGAAGTTAGCCTCCACATAGTTCTTCGTCTCCTCGATCATCCCCCGACCCCTACATGTCGTCGTAGATGCAATTGGGACACATGGGAGAATACCCTTCCCTGCACCAGTGAAACCATACACAGAGTTCATAGAAACTTTATAGGCCAATTGCTTACCATTATAGACCTCCTTCATCGACCCAGTGGCGTTAGCCATGTCCCGCTTAGCCTTTTTGCGGAACTGTTTGAGTTCGAGAAGAATGGCGGGTAAAAGACTTTCAACACCTTGAGCAAACTTGTAGGTTTTGTCACCAATCTTAAAAGTTTCGTACGTGACACCCGGAACATTACCGTACCGCCTCTCGTCCATGACATACGTCGAATAACAGAGGTTGTGAGCCATCATGATCGAAGGGTACAGGGCTTCGAAATCCAAGGCTGTGATTGGTGTGTAATACGCACCCTTTTGAGCCTCTAGAACCGTCGCACCCTCGTAGGGTTCTTCTGGAAGAGCACCGTACTTGATTGTCGGAACCATGTACCCCAACTCTCGAGCCTTCTTGGTAAGCTGACTGAACACCTTAATCTGCTGACCGCGTTCAACCAAGAAACACAGGGGGACCCACGTCGCCTTTGCCATCTCTAAGAGGTTGAGGAGTGTGCATAATTTTTTCAATAATTTATGGGGGAGGAGGGTATCTTTGATGCAGTATTCAGCAACTTCACCCAACTTTTGGGGATCGCCCTCATTATAACGAGCAAACATCTCCTTTGGTGACATGTCAATCTTCTGGTCTCCCAGGTACAGTTTCGAAACTTCATTCAACTTGTACGAATCCAATTTGTAACCCTTCTTGACTTCGTGGAACATATCAAAGATGAACCTTCCAGTCATAGGGAGGAGCTTTAGAAAGTTATCACCCAGGGCACTCGAACTCAACTTCTTCATCAAGAGGTCACTTGGTGGATCGTGGAGCTTACCAAGATTGAAAAACTCCTCGTGACACCCAGTCATGTGCGCCCTCTTGTAGATGTACTCGAGATCGAAACCAAAAATGTTCCACCCGGTGATAATATCCACATCCTTTTCATGGATGTACTTTTGGAAGGCTTCGAGCATTCCCCTTTCGGTGTCAAAGCTCACAACGTTGGGTCCCTCCGTCTTCTTGTAACATAAGCACACTTTTTCGTACGGTTCGTCGCTTCCAAATTTACAGAGAGATAGGGCAATTTGAAAACATGCATCATCCGGTACGTCAGCACTCGGGAACTTACCAGTGGAACTATTACACTCGATATCGACCGACGCTACAACAAATGGTGCGATGTCATCCCGATCCACTGGCTTCAACGTCCTCCAGTCATTACACCATAGGTCGATGTCAACCTTTGCGAGATGGGAACGAACACATTCGGAGCCTGTGTCCAACCAACCAGTGGATTGAATACCAGTGCGATGCATCAATCTCAGGACAGGATCCAAGTTCGATTCATAGACGTGATACTTTTTGAAAGTATTGTTATAGGCAAATACTGAATTAACCTTCCTACGGTCAGCGAGTGTCTTGAAGTTCAAGCGCATATAGGCAAACATCTCATTATTTTGAAAACCCCATACATCCTTCTTCCTCGTGACACTGTAACTCGTGACATGATCTTCGCGGATTTTGTTCAAGTCATCGAACAGTAGCCGAACCTCTTGATCAGTTGTCCCCCTTGGTAATTTAACGAAAAAGTATGGTTCAAACACAGTCGTGACGCACACAGACTTACCATCTTCCGTTTTACCCAGAATACTAATTAGATGTTCGTCATCTTCATCCCTCGCCTCCCATGTCAAAGCTTGAAATACCACCATATGTTTATATCCAGCCAAATTTTTAATATCATTTACTAATAAATGTCTGCTGCTTTAATTGAGCTCGTGTCGGTGGGAGCCCAGGATGTGTACATCACTGGTGACCCCCAGGTCAGCTTTTTCCGTCAGAACTACAAGCGATACACCAACTTTGCCATGAAGCCCGAACGCATGGATTACATCGGTACATTTGGTGACTCCAATGAAGTCACCATCCCCATTCGCTCCAAGGGTGATCTCATGAGCTACATCTGGATTGAGGCTGATGGTATCGCCGAGGTTGGAACCAACTCGGATGGTCTTTTCTCAAAGACCGCTGCCAGCCCCACAGAATTCCAGCTTTGGATCGGTGGTCAATTGGTCACCACACTTGACTCCCTTTACATTCAAGGTGTTCATAACACCCTCATGAGGGACTCGTCGGCTAAGGCTTCCTTCGCTGTCACCACCAACACCCGGAAAGAGAATCACTCTGGGAACTACTACATGATCCCCTTCTTCTTTGGGGAAGACTGGACCAAGGCGCTCCCCCTCATCGCACTCCAGTATCACGATGTTGAAATTCGTGTCAAGTGCCGTGATGGATTTACACCCAATGTGACCCCCAAGGTGTTTGGTAACTACATCTACCTCGATACAGATGAGCGTAAATACTTCACGGACAATGAACACGAACTTCTCATCACCCAAACACAAAACCAACTCACCTCCAACACCGATACTGACATTGACCTGAGCTATTTCAATCACCCAGTCAAGTCCCTCCACCTCGTGTCCGGTAATGCCAATGATGCCAACTACGTCGAGGAATACAGCTTTGACACTGCATCTCTTTACATCAACGGTACCCCCCTTTTCGAAAACATGTCTAACGTGTATCACCATGACGTCGTCGCCGAAATGCATTGCACCGATCTCCCCGATGGTGCAATCGACAACGTTCCCACCTACTCGTGGCCCTTCTGCCTCACCATGAGCAAGATGCAACCCACCGGTTCCCTGAACTTCTCTCGTATCGATAACGCGAAGCTCACCCTTACCAACCCAGCCCATGGTAACCAGCTTCACCGCGTCTATGCGGTCAACTATAACATTCTTCGTATCAAGAATGGTATGGCTGGTGTCGCTTTCGGTAACTAGAAGCCTAAGTTAATTAAGAAAAATAAAAAGTAAGATGGTTAAAGTACGTAGCGTTCGTACAACTTCTTCGCGAATTGTGGTGGAACTCGAAAAAACCAAGAGAGTCACCAAGTTCAAACCGTCCGCGAAGGAGAGGAAACTCGTGAAATTTGCCAAAGAAGCTATCGACCAACTCGGCAAGAGCTACGATGAATTGGAAACCGAGAGGGAAAAAATAAAAAAATTGGAAGAGGAGGTGAATCATTGGCGGTGGCGCGAGGGACTCGCGCGGAGGGCACTTGAAAATCGTGTGCAAAAAGATCTCATACAGGCGACCCCCTGCTTCGAGCATAAGGTCTCAAAGGTAAAACTGCATGCAGTTGAGAACCTTTTAAAAAAGGTGGGTGCTGGACCCAGTCTGGTGAGGACATCCAAGGGTGTCTATGGTTGCGTCGCGAACTCCCCGGATATCATGGCTAAGCATTCAAAGACGATTGCCGCTGGTATCGTTCACTATTCGACTGAACCCAAAATGACCACCAAGGA